AACAAGAGGGGTATGATGGGCTCTCCCAACTTAGAGAAACATATGACGCAACTATTGAGTGTTATGGTTCCCCTAATATTGTGCCGGGGACGTATATCTATATTGACCCTAGAGGATTCGCCCCCAAAGATAAGAAAAATGAAGGGAAATATAAATTTAAAGATCGCAACAATAAATGGGTGGTAATCGATAGGTTTTTGTTGACAAGGTACGGTATCGGAGGATATTATATGGTAATAAAAACCGAAAATCACTTGGGCCCGGGCACGTTTAACACCACAATCACAGCTAAATGGGTTGCGGAAATTGGTGACAAGGGCGATTCGCGCCCGTATGCAGGCCCCCAACCAAGCAAATGTAAGGTACCGCAGTCTATAAACCTTTCCAAATAGGTCGCAGGAGCGAAGGAGAACAAAGTAAATGGCCGATGATTTCAACTACGCACAGGGAAACGATGAGGGCCCGCTAGCTCTTTTTTTTAAGCGTTCTCTTTATTTTATGGAAGCAACCAACGATCAATATTATGGTGACGCGGAACAGAATCTAGTGGACTTTGGATACGCTGAAAAACGACTGTATGGTCGTGTCAATAGAAAGTATATTCCCATTATGCTCAATACACAAATGCTGCAGCTTAAAGATTTGGCTTCGAGGCCCAACCAGCGCGCCGGATTTAGATTGGTTCCGTTTGTAGCGGATGCGTTTAAAGATCTTCAATTACAATTTCAAAAAAGTATTTTGGCTCAGAAAATTCGCGCTGGGGAGAAATATTTAAGTGAAATAGTGCCCTCACAAGCTTATCAAGATCCGCAAGAGCTTTATTATCAACATTCGCGGCAGCTTGAGACGGTGTTGGCTGATTATTATGCGGAGAATAATTTGACGTTTCGGACCTTTGATCAATTTTTAACCCATTACAAAGAAACAATTCGACAGATGGCTCCCAACTTTCCTTTTACATTTCCTGCATATGTTAAAAGTTGGCGTTGTCCAATGTCTGTGTCGGGATTAGTAGTTGAAATAGCAGATCTAAGTCACGCCGACGATCAGCAAAAAATTGATCTCTTCATCAACAGCCCTAATTGGGCATTCTATTTAAATGCATGCCGAACATATGGATTTTCGGTAGATCGAAATTCTCCTTGGCGCCTCGTAGCGGACATTGCATCTACGCCCATGTTGGAATATGCAGCCGCATATAACATGAACAACACTACCGCAATTTTATCGTTGGGGTATAGGCCTGCTCCGGTTGCTTTCTACGCTGGGTTCAAGTCCTATTTGCTTCGGAATTATAACAAATTAAAATTTCAACAGTATATGAAAAGTGAATATTGCCAATCTACCGGAAAAATGATCACCGAGGCAATTACGCCCATGACATACACACAAGATGATCTTACGCATAACTACCCAGAAGAGTTTTTCCTTGAGCTATACTTTGAAATTCGATTTGCCGAAGAAGAACACTCTTTAACAGAGGTACAACAAAAAAGAATTGTCGAAGAATCACTAGATTTATATCATTTTTATTATTTTAATAGAGATTATTCACGAATAGATGCTGCTGAGTTGACAGTTCGAAGGTTCGAGACAATTATCAATAAAACTTACGACTACTCTGGCTCCTTGACAGACACGCTCCACCGTGTTATGATGTACAATGAAAGCCAAAGTGATATGGAGTAAGATTGCTATTTCAAACGCTGGATGACAAAAAAGAGTGTATTGGGGTGTATGCAGGTGGGAACCTCCACTTTGAGACATTTGTAGGCCCCCTCACAAAAACATGGAAATATACCGGATCCGTCCACGACGAAAATGTGGAATATGCGTGGCTCTACGCGCAAGGAAAATCCATAGGCGAAGTGTGCCCGGAAGAGCTGATGTCAGAATGGACACGTGTTTCCAAAAAGTTGACAGCATATAAAAAAGCATTTACAATTGCAAAACTTGATTTGCGAGAGCACTGTTTTTTTGATTTAGTGCCGCATGACGCCTTGGTGGAGTTTTGCCAAGTTAAAAACCAGATCACAGAACACGTATTGGAAACCTATGAGAAGCCCGCCAATTATGATTATCTACGTCAAGCGGATTGCCTCTTACATAAAATAAAGCATCAAGATCTGATTCTAAATAATAAACATTGCCGCTCTCATTTTGTGAGCCACAATCTGATTGCAGGCGCATCTAAGATCTTGACCGGCAACACTTATATAGATTACAACCTTTTTGGAACGGTGACCGGGCGCCTTTCAACTTACCCGGGATCCATGCCCATCCTGACAATGAAAAAGGCCCTCCGTCGCCTTGTTAAGCCGCATAATGATTGGTTTCTTTCATTAGATTATAATGGCGCTGAAGTGCGCACGGTATTGGCCCTCTCTGAGCAGATACAACCTGACATGGATATCCATGAATGGAATATTCAGCATCTTTTTGAGCAAGAAGGTCTAATGAGAGAAGAGGCAAAGACCCTTTTCTTTGCTTGGCTATACAATCCGGAATCCGACATGTTCTCTAAAAATTACTATGATCGTCAAAAAGTACTTGACAGGTACTATGATGGTGGTTATATTAGTACTATATTCGGGAGGCATATTCAGGTCGAGGAAAGGAAGGCATTTAACTATATTATCCAAAGCACAACGGCCGATCTAGTCATAGAGCGCGCAATTGCAATTGACAATTTTTTGGAAGGGAGAGCATCGTTTGTTTCTCACATCGTTCATGATGAAATCGTCATTGATTTTTCAGACGACGAAAGGGACCTGATAGTGGAAATTAGGGATCTATTTGCCAACAACCGATTGGGGCACTTCATGGTCAACTTAAAGGCCGGCAAAGATTATTATGACCTGAAGACATTAACAATATGATATCGATAGTTGGAATTGGCAACGGCGCCTCAGCAGTTGCTGGAAAATTTCTTGAGTTTTCGCAATATAACGTATACTTGCTGAATGATAAAATTGAAAAATCTGCGGGACGTAGGCGCTGCCTAAAGTCGTTCTCTTCTCCTGAAGAATATGAGAGCAATATCCCTGACTTAAAAAAGTTTTTTTCTAAAATTGACGATCATGTTCAGGTGTTTGTGATAGGATCCTCATATAGCTCCAATTATACCCTAGGGATTCTAGAACAGATTAAGGACAAGAAAATTGATCTATATTATATTAAGCCCGATACGACCCTTTTAACTGGCACTCCCCGCTTGATGGAGCGCGCCGCTTTCGGGATTCTGCAGGAGTATGCCAGATCTGGTGCTTTCAACTCTATCACGCTGCTGTCCAACAAGAATCTAGAAGAAGCCCTGCAGCGCGTACCGATTAAGAAGTTCTATGACCACCTTAATGGCTCTATTGCCTCTACCGTTCATTATCTCAATTATTTCGCCCACAATGAGCCCGAAATTGGCATTGTGGCACCACCTTTAGATGCAGCACGCATCCGCACAATTGGCATTTTGGAGACCAAAAGTATTCAAGAAAAATGGCTTTTTGACCTTGACACCCCTCGCCAACTGTGTTATTATTTATGTATAAATAAGGAAAAACTTGAGACCGACGGAGGGCTTCATAAGCGCATTGTAGACACACTAAAGCAAAAGCCAAGAAATGCTTTTCGCAACGTGTCATATGCTATTTATGAAACTGAGCACGGAAAAGACTTTGGGTTTGTCGTGGCCCATACAAACGCGATACAACAACAAAATACCCTTGACAAGTTAGATCAAGGGTGATACATTAGATATCGAGGAAAGCTCGATATACTTTACAACAACAACAAGGAGAAAAAACTAATGTCAATCAATATGGAACTAATGAGAAAGAAGCTCGCTACTTTGCGTGGTGAGGGAGATAAGGAACAATCACACTGGTTTAAGCCCGACGAAGGAGACCAAACTATTCGGATTGTCCCCGCACCAGATGGAGATCCACTCAAGGAGATGTATTTCCACTATAACGTGGGAGATCACAGGGGCGGAATTGTTTGCCCAAAGCGAAACTATGGCGAGCAGTGTCCGATCTGTGAATTCGCATCCGCACTCTGGAAGGAGGGCACAAGCACCAATGATGAGGAAAGCAAGAAGCTGGCGAAGTCGCTTTTCGTCCGTGCACGCTTCTTTTCACCGGTGGTCGTCCGCGGCCGCGAAGATGAGGGCGTCAAGATCTATGGTTATGGAAAGCGCGCCTACGAGAACCTTCTGGGCTATATTCTAGATCCAGATTATGGCGATATCACCGACCCGCTTGAGGGCACCGATATTGCACTAACATACACTAAGCCCACCACACCGGGGGCATATCCACAAACAAACCTAAAGATGCGTCGAAACACTTCCCCGCTTTTGGAGGATACGGAGGCCATCCCAGCCCTCCTTGATGGCATTCCCGACTTTGGCTCTCTTTTTGACCGCCAAACTCCGGAGCAAATCGACGCAATTCTCGATGAACAACTTGCAGGCAACGGAAGTGCTGAGAGTCGCTCGACGGAAACCGCGAAGTACGGCAGTGGCAAGAGCAACGTGGACCGAGCGTTCGATGAGTTGATGGCTACCAAGTAGTCGGTTTGTGAGAAGCCGCTGGCACCCCGGCTGAAATTGGGTGCCGCATTTTTTTAAGGAGAGCAAATGGCCAGAAAAGCCAAACAACCCAAGGCCGGAAGAGTATCAATGCAAGATTTGATGACTCTCGTCAACAAGAAAGCCGGCAGAAATGTTGCGCATGACCTCACGGGCGATAACCCGACCGAGGTGAAGGAGTGGATCCCAACTGGTTCTCGCTGGTTAGACTCTATTGTCTGCAAGGGTAAGGTGGCCGGTATTCCTGTCGGAAAAGTCTCGGAACTTGCGGGCCTTGAGAGCACGGGCAAATCTTATATGGCAGCACAAGTGGCCGCAAACGCCCAGAAAACGGGCAAGATGGTCGTTTACTTCGATTCTGAGTCAGCTATCGACCCAAGCTTCTTGGAGCGCGCAGGATGCGACCTAGAGCGTTTAATGTACGTTCAGGCGTCCTCTGTGGAGTTTGTCTTGGAGACAGTGGAAGAACTGTTGGGGGCGACCGATGAACA